CAAAGCATACGACTCTGGCGCATCTGTCACTGAAGGTTTAGAGCAAATCCTTACTACAGTTGCTGACCGGATTTATGTAATAGAATATACACTGTCAGGAATATCTGGAGGAACACCCTCACTTAAGTTTGAAGACCAGACCGTTGCTACGCATCCAACTGACGTAACAAACGGGAGGGTTATTGTTCGGGCTGCAACCATTAATTCTAAAGTTGAGTTTATTGGCGGCAACGCTACATTCTCAATAGACAACGTATTAGTCAAAGAAGTCCTGTTTGACCAGCCTGACGGAACACTACAGCTATTCAACCACCCTATCAACAAGCCTCGCATTGAGTACGATGCAAGTGGTAACTGCTTAGGGTTACTGGTGGAAGAGGCTAGGACTAATCTTGTTACTTATAGTGAAGACTTAACTACTTGGTCAAAAACATCAGGCGGCGTAGTAGTTGCAAACCAAACAATAGCCCCAGACGGCACGCAAACAGCAGACGAAATGGTTGGCGTGGTTTATAAAGCTCTTAATATAGGCTCAAGCACAAGGGCTTTTTCTGTTTACCTAAAAGCAAACGCAGGCACTACGGCACAAGTTCGTATAGATGTTCCTGCATCTAATAGGATTATAGTAGACCTTACAGATGGTTCGGTTCCTTTTAGCACTGGTAGCTCACTAGACAGTTACGATGTAGTAGACGCAGGTAATGGTTGGTATCGTTGTCATATTGTTGTTACAGGCGCTATTGCTAATTACGTTATTACTGGTGAGGCTAATGACGCTAGTCACACTGTATATGCTTGGGGCGCACAGCTTGAACAAGGCTCCTTCCCCACTAGCTACATACCTACCAGTGGTAGCACAGTAACAAGGACTCCTGACGTAGCCACTCTTGCCGTGAGTGAGTTTGGGTATAACCAAGACCAAGGTAGTGTTGTTGTTGAGGCTGTAATGCCACCAAGTGTAATAAGCGAACAGTTTTGGATTTTAGGTTCTGACACGAACAATGCTAGATGGGCTTATAGCAACAGCACTAGCCCTAACGTAAATGCTTATGATGGAGCAAGCATATTCACTGTAAGTCCCTTACAACCCAATGATACGCAAAAGATGGCAATCGGTACAGACCAAAGCACTACAATAATGTGTTTAGACGGAGTATCCGGCAATCAAGCAAACACCAGCGGAAACATTTCATCATTAACTACCGTGTTTTATTTTGGTGGAAACTGGTCAACTCCAGTCCTCAACTTTAACGGCCACATTAAATCAATACAGTATTACCCATTACGATTATCAAACGCACAACTACAGGCACTAACCGTATGACACATTATTTAAAGTTTGAAAGCGAAGAACAGATGAGCATAGCGTTGTCAGATTATTATGATGATGAAGATAACTTCTTGTCTGGTAACCATGAGTACACCTTCGACATCGTAGGTCTTATCTACAGAGCAACTGAAGAGACTGAGACAGATGAGGAAGGCAATGAGTATCCTGTAATGGAAGCTATTGAAGGATGGCACGTTAACTACTTGGGTGACTTACCTGAAGCGTTAGTAAGCTATGAACTAGAAGAACCAAGCACCCCAGCGCGTGTGTTTGCAGGTCACGAACCAGTCCAAGAGGTAGAAGATGAATACGCATAGCATTGTAATAGTATCAGACAGTAACAAGCAGGCTGCTCAAGACCTCATATCAGCCCTCTACACTAACGAAGAGAGCACCTCTACACACGGTGATAACTTCTTTGGCGTTGAGCTTGTGAAGGGTTCTGATAGCTTCTGGGCCAGTGCTGGTAGCTTCTATAGCACCGAACTGACTGCCCTTGTTAACAGCGCTCTGTGTCATCACGTTAGCTTTGACTCTAGCTTTGACAGTGTGATTGAAGCTCAAGACATGGCTAAGGTTGTCATTGAAGACGAGCCTGAGTAACCATGTTAGCAGAGCTGGCAGCTTGCAATGCCGCATTCTCTGTAATCAAGACAGCAATCAGCAACGGTAAAGAACTGTACGATTGTGGTGACTCAGCTAAGAAATACTTTGCTAACAAAAGCACCATAGCTAAACGTGTAGCGTCCAAGGGTAAGAGTGACTTGGATGCTTTCATGGCTCTAGAGAAGCTCAAGGAGCAAGAGGTTTGGTTGAAGGAGCATATGATTTATGCAGGCCGACCTGACATGTACTCTGACTGGTTAAAGTTTCAATCGGAGTGTAAGCAAGAACGAGAGCGTGAAGCTCGAATAGCTGTGTTAAAGAGACACAACACGCTCAAGATGCTTAAACAATTCGTTACTATTATTGGCTTAGCCGTAGCAGTTATACCTGTTATGATATACGCCATCATCTACTCACTAAACAAATAGCAAGGGATTGTCATGGTAGAAGATACAAAAGAGATGTTAGACGTAGCCGCTGCATCCACTGCTGTCCTTTCGATGGCTGCTTGGTTACCACCGACAGCATCTATACTGACTATTATCTGGCTAGGTATTCGTATATATGAATCAGATACTGTACAAAGTATAGTTAAAGGAACAAAAAAACAGCTTGACAACAAAGACTAAATGGTGTATAATACATGAGTATACTAACTACTTTAGTAGGGCCAATCGCTAACTTAGCTAAAGGTTATCTATCTAACAAAGCAGAAGAGAAGCAAGCTAAGCATCAAGCTAAAATGTCAATTATACAGAACGATGCTGATTGGGAGTCTAAGATGGCTGATGCCTCTAAGGACTCGTGGAAAGATGAGTTCTGGACTATTGTGTTAGCGATACCCGTGTTCATGGTTGGTTACGCTATTGCTGCTAATGATGTTACTGTCATTGCTAGGGTAGCCACAGGCTTTGAAGCACTAGAGAAACTACCTGAGTGGTATCAATACTTGTTGTTTATTGCTATAAGTTCTAGCTTCGGTATTCGTGGTGCTAGTAAAATAATGGACATGAGGAAGTAACATGGCACTAGACCCATTAGCAAGCCCTTTCGATACACAAGAGGGAGACATCTTTGCCCTTGAGCAGCCCAGTATTGACTTAAACAGACAAATAGCTACAAACGAATACGGAGGCGCTCTTAAGTATTCTGAGCTGTCACCTGAAGACCAAGCTGTTGTAGATGCTCGTAAAGCCTCCGGTGTTACTTCTGCGCCTAAAGCGTATCAAGGGGTGGTTAGACAAGACTACGGAGTAGGTCAGCAGTATGAGTCTCCTGAAGAAGCTCTGGCTGCTTTGCCTGCTTATCTAGGCAGTCTTGAAGAACAGCGTGCAGTTACTGACAAAGAGTTTAATCGTCTCAACTACGACCCTTCTGAGTTTGTTAGAGCAGGTTTTAGCCCTTCTTCCGGAAGTGTCAGCAAAAGGGCTGCTTTAGATTCTACTATTGATTACCTGACTAAAAACAACATACCTTTGTCTAAAGAAGTAGACGGGCAAACACGTTACTTAACGACTGGTTTAGGTGCTGATGTTTATAGAGCAGATGAAGACTTTGACTATAAAGCAGGTAGCTACGAAGCTCAAGGCCCAGTAGGCACATACAGCACAATTCACGTTGGGCCAGACAATGTGTTTGATAGTCCATTGCTTAATGTTGTAGGTATGTTTGTACCACAAGTAGCTCTGATGACTACAGCTTTAAAGGTAGCTGCCGGTGAAAAGATTACACCTATGGAGATAGTAGGTGCTGGCATGGCTGGTCTTGAGTACGCAGGTACTATCAAAGCTCCTACAGGAGCAGCCGCTGGAGGCGTAGGGCCAGTAGATACACAAGGCGTTGGCTTGTTAGGTACTACTTATAAAGAAACAGAAACACTGATGAAAGCAGCAGCAGCCGATAACTTAGAAGGTGGTGTTGTTCAGGTCTTTGCTCCTCAAGTTATTGACAGTGTTATGAGTAAGGTACCTTCTATTGAGCTACCGGAAACAGGACTACCTGAAGACTTTGAAGCTGGGTTAGTTAAGACTGTAGAGAAACTAGCTGGTGGTTCTGACTTTGATGATGCTCTTAAGGCAGGCGGTATCGAGTTTATCAAGGAAGGTGGACTTAAGCCTTTAGAGAGCATTGTTAAAGACGCTGTCAAACCAATAGGTGATATACTTGACCCTATTGCTGATGCACTTAAAACAGTAACTGAACCAACAAAAGAGTTTCTATCTGAAGCTAATCAAACAATCAGAGAAGAACTACAAGGTTTTGATGAGGCAGTCCTCCAACCAATCACTAAACCAGTAGGCGATGTCCTTTCCGCTGCCGATACAGCCGTTAGAGACGCTTTACCAGACATAGACCTACCTAGCGTAGACTTGCCTGACATTAGCTTAGGGATGCTTACAGGAGGTTCTACGCTATCCCCTACACGTACTACTGATGATATATTTAAAGAAGACCTGTTTAAGTTAAAAACTAAGATAGGTATTAGCCCAGTGGAACAATTACTACGTACACCACAAGCACAACAACAGGAAGTAGTGGGGCTGTACGATGACCCGTTTGCTAGTTCTTTTGACGAGAGGAATACATTTTAATTATGACTTACTTAGAAGCAGTAAACAAAGTATTACGTAGGTTAAGAGAACCAGAGGTGGGCTCAGTGGATGAAACTGTCTACTCAAAACTTATTGGTGAGTTTGTTAGTGACGCTAAAAGTTTAGTAGAGAATGCGTGGAGCTGGTCAGGTAACATACAACAGAACCTTACTGTTGGTACATCTCTAACTGACCTTGCAATACCTAATTCAACGGTAAACACACAGGTGCGTAGTGTTAGGAACATAGACACTAAGACTGATTTAAAAAGGTTAGAGTATACTGATTATAGAGACTTGTTAGTAGATAATTTTTTAGTAACTAATTACGGCCCACAGCCAGAGTTCTATGCTACTCAGTTTGACTTTACAACTGATAGTCAAAAAGTATACTTCTGGCCTCCGACAGAAGGGACTAAAACTTTTTACTTAACGTCCGTTGGGATAACCGTGGTGACGATGTGTTGACAGACTCTTCGACACTTAGCGTACCTAGCTTACCTGTCGTCCAGTTTGCACACGCTATGGCTGTAGAGGAACGTGGTGAGACAGGTGGAACTACACCAGCTACACTCTTCGGCATAGCTAAGTCTACACTGTCAGACGCTGTTGCTTATGACGCAGCGGCCTTCCCTTCCGCAACTACGTGGGTGGATGTCTAATGGCTCAACGCATACAGAATCTAGCTGTATCTGCACCTGCTTTCTTTGGTTTAAACACAGAAGGTTCTCCTATCGGTATGTCGCCTAACTTTGCTGACGTTGCTGATAACTGTGTGATTGATAAGCAAGGTCGTATCGGAGCTAGACAAGGTTACACAGCGGTATCTACTAACGGAGCAACAGTCTTAGGAAGCAGTCGTGGCCTTGAGGCTGTGTTTGAGTACACAAGCTTTGCCGGTGTTAAGGTAGTATTCTCTGCTGGTAACAACAAGATATTCACGGGAACTACCACACTAACAGAGGTTACCTTACCTGCTGGTTACACCATCTCAGCCAACAACTGGAAGATAGTGTCATTCAACAACGATGTTTACTTCTACCAGTCAGGCCATGAGCCTCTGCGTAGCGTAGCAGGAAGCACTACACTTATAAACGTAACTAACGGTGGCCATAGCTCACCGGCTGCTAATGAAGTTCTGGCTGCGTTTGGTCGCCTCTGGATTGCTGATGTAGTAGGTAACAACTATACTGTCTATTGGTCTGACCTGCTTAACGGCAACCACTGGCAAGGCGGTAGCTCAGGCTCCTTAGACCTAACACTAGTATGGCCCACAGGTTACGATGAGATTGTAGCGTTGACTGAGCATAACGGTTTTCTCCTTATCTTTGGTCGCCACTCTGTTATTATCTATACTGGTGCTGACATTGTATCTACTACTGGTGCCTTTAAGCTGCATGATACTATTGAAGGTGTAGGGTGTATTGAGCGCGACTCTGTACAAGCAACAGGTAACGACATCCTGTTCCTGTCGGATAGAGGCGTGATGAGCTTAGGTAGACTGGTACAGGAGAAGTCTTTACCTTTACGTGATGTTAGTGGTAATGTACGTACAGATTTAATTAACTTGACAAAAGCAGAGACACTACCTATACATTCTTTCTATAGTGCCTTCGATGCTTTCTACTTGCTCACGTTCCCTACGTCAGGAACTACATATTGCTTTGACGTAAGGGCTCCTCTTGAGGACGGTGCGTTTAGAGCAACAACTTGGTCAAGTATGAATCCTGTTAGCTTTGGTAACATAGCTGCTGATGGTTTTTACATAGGAGTAGAGAGTGGTCTTGTTTCGTATGGTAGCTACCTAGACGGTGCAGCTACTTACAAGATGAGTTACTTTAGTAATCCTCTTGACTGGGGCAACACTACAAACCTTAAGTTCTTAAAGAAGTTTAACGTAACAGTTATCGGCGGCTCCGGTTCATCCTTTGATTTAAACTGGGGTTACGACTACTCAGGAACCTACAACAAGCAACCAATCACCTTTGGCGCTGCGAATACTGCACAGTTTAACGTCAGCGAATACAACACCTTAGCAGAATACTCAGGTGGTGTCAGAGTGAATAAAGCTACAACCAACACAAGTGGTTCCGGTGTTTCAGTCAGTGTAGGTATTGAAACAACAATAAACACACAACCTTTTTCTATACAAACAATTGACATACACGCTCTACTTGGGAGAATTATTTAATGTCTAACTATACAAAAACTACAGACTTCACAGCAAAGGATAACCTTCCATCAGGCAATGCCGCTAAGAAAGTAGTAGGTTCAGAGTTTGATACTGAGTTCAACAACATCGCTACAGCTATCACTACTAAAGCAGATACTACAGCTCTTGCTACTAAAGCTGATATTACAGGGGCAGCTTTTACTGGTGATATCTCTACGTCGAGCACTTTAAACCCTACAGTAACAATTAAGAATACCGATACTACCATAGTTTCAGGTCAATCTATTGGTACTATAGAGTTTAGAGGTGCTGATGACAACGGTAATATCTTAGCTGGACACATTCAACAGGTTACTTCAGGTGATTGGGGGAGTGGTGCTTACGGTTCTGATATGGCTTTCTCTATTAAAAGAGGAGGCACCGGAGGGGCGTTTTTAGAGAAGCTTCGTTTAACTTATGACGGTGTTAAAATAACTTCATTGCTAAACATAGTACCGTCTGCTGAGCCTTCTTCAGGTGTTGCCGGTGACGTTTACTACGATTCTACTTCCAACAAGTTACGTTGTCACAACGGCACTGCTTGGAACGACTTGTTTTAACGAACACTAAATTATTTATTATTAGAGGAATTTAAGAATGTCTTTAATGGACTTAGGTAGAGACTTAGTCAGTACAGCAGGTAGTTACTACGCTGGACAAGAAGGTATTGAAGGTGCTCAAGCAGCAGGACAGGCAGGATTAGCTGTTGGTGGTGAGATAGGTCAAACAGCCGCTGAAGCATCTGAGTTTAAACCTTACACTGTTACCAGTAACTTAGCTACAGCCACAACTACACCTGAAGGGGGCCTAGGTGTCACCCTGTCTCCGGAAGAGCAGGCTAGACAGAACCAGTACCTAGAGAGCGCACAAGGTCTGTTAGGTGGTCTAGGAGTAGGCACAGAGCAAGCCACTACTGACCTATACAATCAGATTAGAGCAGCACAGCTTCCTGAAGAAGAACGCGCTAGAATGCGTATGCAGGAAGGTTTGTTTACCAGTGGTCGTGCAGGTCTACAACAAGCACAGTACGGTGGCACAGGTGAGCAGTTTGCTTATGAGAAAGCTAGACAGGAAGCAATGCTTAACGCTCAGTTGTCTGCTAGACAGCAGGTAGGTCAGGAGCAGCTTAGAAACCTACAGTTAGGTCAAGGCTTACAAGCTGCTGGTTATAATCCACAACAGCAAGCTTTAGGGTTGTTCGGTGCTTCTTCTCTACCAGCACAGTTAGCATCTAGAGGACAGCTATCAGGTGCTGAACTACAGGCACAAGCCTCTACAGCAGGTCTTGAGGGCTTTATCCGTGGTGAAGACAACGCTAGTGATTTACGTGAAATACAACTAAAAAACTTATTGTCTGGAATTACTGGTTCAAGAGACCCTTCGACAGGTGACTTTAGTGGTGGTTTGTTTGACACTCTGATGGACTTCTTTGGTGGTGGTACAGTACTCCAGCACCTAGCTTCTAATTTAGGGCTTAACATGACTAGTGAACGTTTACTATCAAATCTAGCGCCAGCTAGGCATGATTTTGGCTACTTGAAGACGGCGCTACTGGCAACTACGTATAACTAGGAGAACAAGACAATGGCACAACAAGATTTAGCAGGTTTGCTCACAGGCATTACCCAAGCTCCTATTGACCCTATGGTTACGTCCGGTAATCAGGCTCGAAGGGTTGCAAGAGCGCAAGAGTACGGCACACAGATGCGTCAAGGCATGGGTGGTTTATTCAATACTGACACTAGAACTACAAAAGAGAAAGCTGACCAGATGATGGCTAAGCTCGATGTCACTAAGAAAGCTGACAGAGACCAGATGCTTAAGATTGTAGGTAATGTTAATCCACAGGCTGCTCCTGTTCTTAGAGCTAAGTTTGCACAGATGGATAAAGAGCAGGGCTTACTGGATACACAAAAAAGCTCTGATAAGGAAACAAGACAATCTATAGCTGACCAAGTCAGAGGCGCAGGCTACTCTAAAATGGCTGACGCTATTATTAAGGAAGCAGGCTCTGGTAGTGAACTTGCGTTAAAAGGAGGCATTAAAGTTTTAACTAACATGGCCCAACCTGCTAAGCCCGCACCTAAAATGCACCTCACACCTGAGGAAGAACTTATAATTTTTAGAGAGCAGGAATCATTTAAAGCTGATTTAGATATAGCTCAGGAAGCAGAGAAAACAGCGACAGAACAGTCTGCACAGTATTTACCAATACTTCAGCAAATGCAGTCATTAACAGAGACTGTTGATTTTGGAGTAGGTTCTACAGCTATTGCTAGTATTAACAACACTTTACATAGCCTTGCAAGTAAAGCTGGTCTAAATCCTGAACCTGTAGGCCCTGAAACCGATGCCACAGCAACTTATAATTCGTTATCTAAAAGACTTAAGGCTTGGTTACTCGAAGCACAGAAAGGTGCTATTTCTAACTTAGAAAACAAAGAAATTACAAAGAACACAGCTAACCCTGATATGACCAAAAATCAAGCACAGGCTTTGGTAAACTTTAGTGAAGCCTCTTTAATGTCTTCTAACAACAAGGCACAAGAACAGAAACAGTGGTTGCGCGATAATGGGACTTTAATTGGTTTTGAAAAAGCGTGGGGTAAATACATTGAAGACTTCCCACGTACTGAAGGGTTTTTAACAATGACAGACCCAGACGGTAAGAGAAAATCTGTACAAGCTAACTTTAAACCTATTAAAAGCAATATGGAATTGTTTAGTCTATACGCTTCTAACAAAGGCAAACCACCTACTTTTGTTAAAGAAGGTAAAGGTTTTACAATAGAAGATATTAAAAAAGAATTAATACAAGACAGGTTAGATGAGATGAAACTGGGTAATCCTGACTTTAAACCTACAAAAGAACAGCTGTCTTTGTACGAGCTAAACGCACGTAGAAAAATAGGAAGCCTTATTTCTTTACGGTTAAACAATGGTACTTATACGGTGGCTAAATAATGGCTTTATCAAAAGAAGAAAGAGACGCGCTTTATAGCGATGTAAGCGATTTTGAAACCAGAGCGACCATGGTTAAAAGAGAGGAGCTTACAGGCGACCCACGTAGTCCAATACAACAAGCCGTAGATTTCGTAGCAGACCCTACAGAGAACTTGCTGAAACCTCTTTCTGCCCTTTCTAGCGATTTTGTTTCTGGTTTAAACACAGGCGTTGTTGGTGCTGCTCAGGCAGTAGCGGAAGTTGCAACAGCTATTCCTTTAGGTTTAAGTTGGTTAATAAGTGAAGAAGACGAGGGTTTTTTTACAGCGGAAGACAGAAAAAACTTTATTCAAGCTAATCTTACAGAACCTGAACTTGCCAGACAAGAAGCCTATGCTCAATACAGAAAAGATTTGACAGGAGAAGACCCTTCTGGCTTTATGCAAACAGCAGGTCAAATCTTCCCTTCTTTAGCTGTAAACCCTTCAAAATCTGCTCCTACAGTATTAGGTCGGATGTTTCAAGCAGGGAAATTTGGTGGTGTAAGCGGTGGTATGGAGTTTACTGAGGGAGGTACTTTAGAAAAAGCTCAGAATGTTATGATAGGCGCTACTTTAGGAGTAGGTTTCCAAGGCGGTATAGACGGTGTTGTGGGTTTGAAGCGTTTAAGTGAAAAAGCAAGCCTACGTAAACTAACTGCTAATAATCCAACAGCAACTGATGTTTTAAATAGAGCAGAGCAAGGAGAAGTAGTTAAGGCGGCTGAACGCTTGGGTATTACTATAACACCTGCTGAAGCGACTGGTGACTTGTTGCTTGTTCACGGTCAGAATCAACTAGTATTGAACGAAGCTACCAGAGGAGAGCTTGCTGAGTTCTTATTAAAGCGTAATGACGATTTAACAGAGAACATACTAAAACTTCAACGAGTAGGCGATAGGGACTTACAATATACAGGAGCTACTTTTACTCCTGCCAGTATAAGTGGAGCCGCTGACGCTACACCTTCTCGTCCTCCTTTCCTTGGCAAACAAGACGAGGTTCGTTGGAAAAAGTCAAGACAGGAAGTCTATAGAAAGTCTCTTGACCAAGAAGACCTTGCTGAGGTTCTAGGAGCAAGCCCGTTATTGCAGAGACAGTTTGTTAAGTATCAGACAGCCCTTAAAACAAAGCCCACTAAAAGAACTGACGCTCAAGTTTTAGATTTAGAAGTGTTTAATAAATTAAAAAGAGACTTGGAAATTGAAGGCGATATGCCTTTAAACAATGTCGGCTTCTTGGATATGTTGATTAACAACTTAGACCAAGTATTAGATAAGGGTTCCGAAGCAGGTACAGCGGCGGCTAAATCACAAAGAGCCGCAATACAAGGCCAGCGCAAGGCTTTATCTGAAGCGTTAAAAAAGAAAGTAGTAGGCTACGCTGACGTTAAGTCACAAGGCCAACGCGCCTTAGCTGTTAGTATGTTACGTAATGCAGTAGACGAAACAACTACTGCTTCGGGTGACTACGCTGAGACTTTCTACAAGAATGTACTTAGAGATAAAAAGAAAAGAGAAGAGCTTATAAGTATTTTAAAGGCTAACGACCCTGAAGCCGCCAGTCACGTTGCGGATTTAGGTTTGGTCATGTCTCATATATTTAGTGATGCTAATGTAGCTAAAAAAATAAAACAAGTGTCAGGTGACATTACCACAGAGTCTACAGGTGGTGCAGGAACAATAAGCCAGTCTGCCCCTCTACTTGTTAAATTTAAATCTATGTTAACAAGAGACGAGGCGATGCTTAGAGTAATAACTGACCCTAGATGGTCTGCGTCAATTAAAGATTTGAAAGGGCGAACACCGGACGAAACTTTATTAAAACTCACTAATTTTTTAACAACAGTAACAAATACAAGTAATTATGTTGAAAACACGTTTAACTTAAGAGCAACAGCCAACGAGGAAAGAGCTAATCGTCCAAGACAGACAAGTAAAAACAGGTCAGCCCCTACAGCAAGTCGAATACCTTTAGGTATAGCAGGTAGAAACACAGGGATGCTTACGCAGTAACTTAGTAATAAAAAAGGGGCCGCGAGGCCCCTTAGTTGTACTACACTTTGTTAAACTATTTCACATGCTCCCCCAGTACATGCTAACTCCTGAGAGCCTGTTGTATTATCCTCCTTCTCGAAGTAGATTAGGTCATTCCAATTAACACCTTGTGGCATAGCTGCTAGTAACTCCTCGTACTTCTCAGCAGTGATGTCCTCATACGGAGCTTGCTGATATGTATGGTCACTAACAGGCAACAAGCTAATACCACTACAGATGTCAAAGTTATCCCATATCCACTGTGCTACTTGCAGGAACTCGCTATCTGTATAGTATACAGTGATACTTGGCTTATGCTCACACCAATGATTCTGGTAAGTCTTCCAAAGTGCTAACTGCTCCATAGCTCCTACCATCTTCACTGTCGTACTACCCTTGGGTGCTTTGACAGGGAAACCAAACACTAACGATGACTCTGACATAACATCCTGTTCTACGGGGAACTGGGCTGCCTGCATGAAGGCTGCAAGCGGGTCTTTCTTGTCTGAACGTACACGTCGAATGTAATACTCAGAGAAGCGAGGGTGGATGCCAGAAGCACTGTCAACAAGCTGAGACACAGTACCAGACGGCTTAACAGCCGTAACAGCAGTAGACTGGTTAATGCCAAGCTTCTCAGCCCACTTCTTGTTAGTTGCAACAGCAACATCTCTAATCTCCTCTAGCCACGTAGCCAGCATAGGTGACTCAGCTCGACTCAGTGTATCGTTATCCATGATGCCAGTCATGCTGACACCTAGCAATGCTTCCTCTTCAGTGTTCTTCTTCCAGCAGTTACGTAGGTAACGGAAGTCAGTCAAGGTAGCCTGTAGTGTACCAATGATGGCAGCAATGTCAGCCTTCTTCTTTAAGGTAGCTAGTGTATCATCTGCACGTACTACAATCTCTGACAAGTTACAGAACTGATTACTACGTAGGATAATCTCAGAGCAAGGATTAGTACCGAAGTCATAGGTAGGGTCTCTACGGCCATTACGTCCTGCAATCTTCTGTGCTGCTACACGACTAAAGATACCACGCTCACCTGCTTTGGATTCATACAAGGTCTGCATCTCGTTGAGGAACGCTTCGAAGTCTGGCTTCTCTGTGTACGCCACTGAGTTGTTAGCCAATCTACGGTGACCTTCATTCTCCCACCAAGCACCTGACTTAGCCTTAGCCATACGACCATCGGAGAGGTTGGACAAGCTAATCAAAGCTGAACGTCTAACACCACCTACAACTACAATGTCAGCAACCTTACAGACTACATCGTGACACTCAATGCTGGTCAGCTTACGGCCTTCCGCTTTCTTGAAGATGTCAACACAGAAGTGAAACAAATCATCAAGAGGCTGTGGGCCTGACGCTCGACCACCGAAGGTCTCTAGGCGCTCACCTGCTGCCCGTACACCTGACATGTCCCACTTAGGTATCTTACCAGCGTACAGCATAGCGATTAACTCACGGAATGCACTAGCCCATCCTACCTTACTGTCGCCTACTACAATCGTTGTGTCAGTCTTGTGGAATGACTCAGCGACTACTGGTAGCTTGGTAATGAAGTTACGCTCTACGCTAAACCCTACGCCTGTGCCACACATAAGTACATACATTAGCTCGTCAAAGCTGCGTGGTGAGTCAATGGCTAGGTAGGAGCAGTTAAAGCCTGCTACGTTATCCTTGTCTAGTGCTACACCTGCTGTCATAAGGCAGCGCATTGATGGCATTACTTCTAAGTCATGGATAGCGTTAAACAGCTTCTTAGCGGTCTTGTCGTCTATCTGACCACGGTTAGACCAGAAGTCTACGTAACGCTGTACCGTCTCTGCCCATGTCTCTCTACGGCCTTCCTCTTGCATCCATCGTGCGTAGCGGCTCTTGTGTATAAACTGTTGGTACTGTTCCATTATTTCATATCCTTTAATTTAGATTCTTTAAGAACTTCATTGACAGCGTTGTAGAGTTCTTCCTTTTCTTTCTTCTTGCCGAAGATAGCGTCGTAGTTATCTTCATACTTCTTCTTGTCTGTGGGGCGAGTCGTTGAACCCTTGCCTCCGTGTGTCTGACCTGTAGCCATTATTTACCTCCTCCGCAACCTTCCGTATCGCAAACAGGAAAGTTCTGACAACCTAAGTGTTCTTCCTCGTTGTAATCGTCCTCTTCATCACCGTAATTAAGCCTTACAAAAAAGTCATTGTCTTCTACGTCAAGTGCTAGTTTTTGGGAAATAAGACCAGAGACCTGAAGAGATTTAAGAACATCCTCGTAACCTACATCATCTCCAAGTAACCACGCTAACTCTTGTATCGAATTTGACACACTAACTATTTTCCAAGTTGCTTTGTTAAACGCCATCAGTCAGTCTCCTCATTCTCAAACACCACCACTTGTGTTAGACGACCTAAGTACCAACCAGCTTTCTGTAGGTCTTCTACCTGCTTACCTTTGTAGTCATAACGCCACAGGTACTTCATGCAGTTGCCCTTGAGGTAGCCTTTAAATGCAACACTGGACATGGACTCCTCTATTGCATCAATACATTCTATGTTACCTGTATTGTAGTGGTCAGGGTTGTTGACAACATCTTGTTCCTCGTCGTCATCATCAAAGGGATTCATTTCGGCTTCTGCCATGTCAAGATAAACCGTCATCAAAGACTCGTCTATTGTGCGCTTAGGGGCTTCTACTGGCGGGTGCTGCTTGCGTAGTCTATCCCAGTCTTGGGGTGTTGCGTTATTAATGCTC